TTGTCTAGAGAATCGGTTGAAGGTTCTTTTGTCATTCCAGGTAGGACTAGGTTCACAGATAACGTTTCAGTGGGTGCCACGGTCCTTACAGTGGACACTACGGTGGGATTCCCTACCACTGGTGTATTAAACTGTATTGATAAAAACGGCACCATTGGTGTAGTTACTTACACTGACAAGAGTTCTACACAATTCATTGGTGTTGATCCAATGATCACCGATTATGCAATCGGCAATGAAGTCAGATACAATAATGTTGCGTATGGATATTCTGCAGCCAATATCAATGACAAAATTGAAGTTGTCATCACTGGTGTTCTTGCCAACATGCAACTCCCACCAGATGGGATTTATTTTGAACAGGGAGACAAGATTAGAGTTGGTACACCTGGTCTCTTAACAAGTCCAGAGGATCCAAACTTCAACTCCTGGATGCATAATGTCTCTATCAGACATAATCCAACTGTTTTTGAACAAACATCAACAACTGGTGTTTATAATGTAGTAACTGCAGCAGCTCACGACTTCTTTGAGGAAGATTTTGTTGAAGTACTTGATGCTGATGAAAATTTACTTGGTGTAGGTAGAGTTAGTAGTGTTACTAGTAGTTCTACCTTTGTTCTGAGTGATCTGCCAGGTCTGCAACCAAATATCGACCTTGTTGAATTCATCAGAAGAAGACTGCATAGAGGTAACAGCACTGTTCATGATAACGTTACCAAGTATACCACAGATATTCAAAACTCGTATGATCATGAGACTTTAGATCCTCTGGCGAAACCGCCACACCCTCACGTATACGTAACATCTCCATCTATTCCAAGTTTGGGTGGTGAACCTATCACTGTCTCGGATCGTTCTATCACATGGACTGGTACGACTGGTGGAGACATCATTCAACTCATTCAAGTTACCGATGGTTCTAGAGACCATGGTTTCTACACTGGTGAAGTAATTACTTTCAATGTAATTCAGGGTGTTCTCGGAGAACTTAAGGACGGCAAGAATTATTTTGTAAAAAGAGAGAATTCTAACGAAATTCGACTTGCTGGATCTTTGTCCGACTTGGTAAACGAAGATTATATCAGGGCTACTGGTCAAGGTACGTTTAAGATCTCCGTTCCTGAACTGGCTAACAAAAAACTCGAAAACCAAAAACTTCTGAAGAGAATCTCTATCAATCCTCTTTATGATGGATCATTGTATGAAACCACTCCAGGACCAACTGGTATCTTGATGAATGGTACTGAAATTCAGAACTATAAGTCTGGTGATGTCATTCTGTTCGGTGGAATCAATAGTATTGATGTTCTGTTTGGTGGAAGTAACTATGATGTCATCAGTCCACCTGATGTTGTCATTGAAAGCACTGTTGGAACTGGTGCAAGTGCAACGGCAAACGTAAAAGGTCAATTTGCAAGATTTGACATTATTGATCCAGGATTTGATTACACGGAAGAACCAGATATTGAAATCACTGGTGGTAATGGTAAAAATGCTGTAGCAAGAGCTGTCTTAAGACAAGTTGATCACTTTGTAGACTTCGATGCTTCCTCCACAGGTGGAAGAATCAACATTTCGGACAATACTATTGGATTTGGTACATATCACAAATTCAGAGATGGTGAAGCTGTAATCTATAAGACCTTTGAAGGTACTGGTGCAATTGGTATCGCAAGTGATTCTAGTGTTGTTGGTACTCAAACAAATCCAGACCAAAGACTGGTAAATGATGAAGTTTACTTTGTGTCTAAAGTTGATGCATCCACAATTAAACTTGCAAACACTCGTGATGATGCTATCAATAAAGTAAATCCACTTAACATCACTGGATTCGCAGATGGTGTTCAGAGATTTGAATCTTTTGGTAAGAAGAAAGTTCTTGGTCGTATTATTATCGATAATCCTGGTGAGGGTTATGAAAACAAGAGAAGACTCATACCTGTAACTGGTATTAATACATATTCAGATTACATTGAATATCAGGGACATGGATTCCAGGACGGAGAAGTTGTTAGATATACAAACGAGGGTGTAAGAATTGGTGGTCTTGATACCACACAAGATTACTATGTCTTGAAAGTAAATGAGGATAGATTCAGACTTGCAGCTGCAGGTATTGGTTCTACTCTTTCTGATGTCAATTATGTCACAAGAGAATATGTTGGATTTAATTCTGTGGGTGAAGGAGAACACGTTTTCAACTATCCACCGATTTCTGTAAAAGTCAAAGGCACTCTTGGTATTAATACCACTGGTACAGAATCTCAGAATTATCACGCACAGGTTAATCCTATTGTAAGAGGTTCTATTACCTCAATCAATATGGAGGAGTCTGGAATTGGTTATGGTTCTTCGACCATCTTCAACTTTGCAATTCCACCAACAGTCAGAGTTTCTTCAGGATCTTCTTCGGAATATAAAGCTATTATTCAAGATGGTAGGATTGACTCTGTAATTATTACTAATAAAGGGGAAGGATATATTTCACCTCCAGATCTTACTATTTTTGGAGATGGTGTAGGTGCTAAAGTTATTGCTTCGATTAGTGAAGGTAGAGTTGATAAAGTAACTGTTGCAAGTGGTGGTGTTGGATATTCAACATCTCAAGTTGTTGTAAGTGAACAAGTTCCTGGAACTGGAGTTAAGTTCCTTACTAAAGTCAGGAATTGGAACATCAACAACGTTCAAAGATACGTTGATGTGTTCACTCAAGACGATGGATTCCTGACTAGGGGAAACAATGACATTGGAATGAAATTCACTTCGTTGTATGCTCCCAGATCTTTAAGAAAAGTTCTGAAACAGAAGAATAGTGATAATACGTACAATTACGCACAAAATGATCTGTCTCTTGTCAATAATGCAGAGTCAAGTGCATCTAACCACTCTCCTATTATTGGATGGGCTTATGATGGTCATCCAATCTATGGTCCTTATGGATATGACAGAAAGGATGGTGGTGTTGCAAGAGTGATGCGTTCTGGATATTCTCTGAAAACGTCTAGAACAGATGGACCTCCTATCGATCTTTATCCACTTGGATTCTTTATTGAAGACTATGAATTCCTTGGAAAGGGCGACCTTGATAAGAACAATGGTAGATTCTGTGTCACACCAGATTATCCTGATGGAACATATGCATATTTTGCAACGATTAATCCAGATGAGAATGATACCAGTGGCACGTTCAAGAACTTCAGATCACCAGTATTCCCATATCTGATTGGTGAAAATTATAGAGCAAAACCAGATAATTTCAACTTTGTCGAAGTTAACGATCAAAGACTTGATTTTGGTGCGATTGGACTGAGGAGAAACTCTTATCCATACAAACCAACATCATCCAATACAGATTATGACGGATATTATAGCAGTAGAGATAAGGTAACACAAGAAATTGAAGTCAACTTTGCTGCCAAAGGTGATATTAGAGACTATGAAGTTGAAAATAGAGGCACTGGATATAAAGTAAAAGATAAACTGAGACTTAGAACCGTTGATGCTGGCACAGGATTTGAAGCTCAGGTATCTAGAGTTGGTGGAAAGAAAATTGTTTCCGTTGCTTCTACCACAGTAACCGTTGATAATGTTGTATTTAATTACAATAATAGAACTGGTTCGGTTGTAGGATTCTCGACACAACCACATGGATTAGCTATTGGAGACTTCATCACAATATCTGGCATATCAACAGATTCTCTCAAACGACTAACTGGAACTCATCGAGTTGGTTTTAATACTTCCTTCCTGATTCTTAACACTGGCATTGGCACTACAGGGACTACTGGTATTGTAACCGACTTAAGTGTTAGTGGTAACTTAAATCGACTGAACATTGAACCAGATGATGTTGTTGGCATCGGTACAACGACAGAACAAATGCTGATTCTGAACGTTGATGCACTGAATAATTCAATCCGAGTCAAGAGAGAACATAACAATGTTGTTGGTTCTTCTTATACAGGCACCTCTTTGATCACTGCATTAAACAGAGTTATTCAGTTCAATGTCGGACTCAACACTGATTTTATTACCAACAGAAATACAAGAACTTATTTTGACCCATCAGAAACATTATCTTTAGGATCCACTGCAGGCGTCGGTATTGGTTCTACTATAAGATATACACTCGGTGTTGTTGGTGGAGGATCCACTGACAAATTTGTCCTTACACAACAAGCTTTGATTCCAGGACATGGATTTAGAACTGGACAAAAACTTCTCTATAATAATGGTGAAGGAACTTCTATTCAAGTCTATAATGGAATTTCTACTTTCAATCTCGCAAATAATTCAATAGTTTATGTTATCAATGATGGCAGAGATCTGATTGGTCTCTCTACAAATCCAGTAAGTATTGGTAATACTGGTCAGATTGTTGGCGTTGGTTCTACGGCTTACAGATTATTCTTCACTGGACATGGATCTGGAAGAGTTCATAGTCTTCTTGAACAAGATGTTGAAGTAACTGGTCGTGTAGAGAAAAACGTAGGCACAGTTGTTTGTCAGGAAAATCATGGACTTTTACAAAATGATATTGTTTCTCTTTCTGTTACTCCTGGTATTTCTACCACATATTATGTGAAGTACAATGATACTTCAAAGAGAGTTATTATCAACCCAAGAAACTTTGGTGGTGCAGAAATTAACACCACCACGGACACCATAAACATTCCAGATCATGGTTATGAAACTGGTGACAAGATTTTATATACTTCTTCAAACGTTGCAACACCACTTACAACGGATACTGTTTATTTTGTTGTTAGGAATGATTCTAACTCCTTTAAGTTAGCTTCGACTTATTATCAAGCAACTAAAACTGTACCAACCATCATTGGTTTGACTGGAACAGGTTCTGGTCATGAAGTTGGATTGATTAATCCATCCATAACAGTTGCTCGTGGATACAACGTAGGATTTGCACTGTCAGATCCATCACTTGTTCAAACTGTCAATGGTAAAAAGAGACAGATATTTGAATTTAATTTGTATGAGGATAAAAACTTCATCAAACCATACTATTCTAATCTAGGTGAACCTTTCCAGGTAGTTGGTGTTGGTACGGTCGGTGTTTCCACTGATGCAAGAGTTAATATTTCTATCACAGATTCTACTCCAAGAGAACTTTTCTATAAGTTAGATAATGTTAATCTTGATGTTGTTGATGCGTCTAAGAAAGACCCAATTACCGATATGGACGTTATTGGATTCTCCAGAATCCAGTGTGATTTTAGTGATTACAACAGTGTATTCAATGTTACTGGGATTGGAAGCACAACATTCAATTTTAACATCCCATTCAAACCGGAGAAAGGATCTTACACACCAGAGGAAGCCACAACTCTTGAGTATTCAACAACTGCTACTCAAGTTGATGGTCCAATCGACTCTGTTCAAATTATTTCTAGAGGAAAAAATTATACAGAGATTCCTGTTGTAGCTTCTATTGCATCCACTAGCGGTGTTGGTGGTGTTATCAGACTGGTAAGTGAAAACATTGGTGTTCCTAAGACATTCACTATTAAGAATGTTGGTTTTGACTATTCTGCAGACAAAACTTTAGAACCATCTGTTCTCTTCCCACAGATCTTAAAACTGGATAGACTTTCTAAAGTTTCCAATATTGGCATTACATCTGGTGGTAAGAACTATCTGACTCCACCAACACTCATCTTTATTGACAGAATCACTGGTGAAATCAATACTGATATTGTAACTCGCACAGAACTTCAGGGCACATCTGTCAATGGAGTCGAACTTCTGAGAAATACCAATAGACTCTTTGACTCTTCTCCTTTAGTTGTTTCAACTAACAACTCCAATGGATTCAAGGTATCTGATGTTTCATATCAAACTTCCACCAGAACTGTAACTTTGACTCTTGAGAGTGGAACTGTAGGATTCTCTACATCAACATATCCATTCACAATTGGTGAAAAGATCTTTGTTGAACAGATTGGTATTGGCTCCACTGGTAGTGGATATAATTCCACAGATTATGGATATAAAGATTTCACAGTAACTGGAGTAACAACCAATTTTGGTGGCGGTGGTGCTAATGTTTCGTATCAATTAGATCCAGAAGTAACAAATCCAGGTATCTACAGTGATGTTGGTTCTTCTGCAAGAGTTATTCGTTCTGTAGACTTACCAATCTTTACCGTTGATGTTGAACCACTTAATTTTGCTGAGGGTGAGATTGTAACAACTGGTAATAAAATTGGTGAAGTCACAATCTGGAATGAAAACAATCAGTATTTGAAAGTCATCTCTGACGACTTCTTCACAGTTGGTGAAACTCTCAGCGGACAATCTTCGAAGACTGTTGGTATCATTCAGGAAGTTAATAGTTCTACTGCTAAATTTGATATCGATGCAACTTCTGAAATTAGAAGTGGTTGGCAGAGAGATACTGGTAAGTTAAGTGAGGAACTTCAAAAGACACCAGATAATGATTACTATCAAACATTCTCCTATTCTCTAGGTTCTACAATTGAATATGATAAGTGGAGAGATCCTGTCAATGCTCTTGGCCACGTCGTTGGATTCAAGAACTTCTCTGATCACAATATTATCTCTATTGCATCCACTGATGCCAAAAATAGAAGAACTGCCAATGTTGGTGTTGCATCCGACGTTGTATCTTTCTTGGTCGATATTGTCAGTGACACCACTTCCATTCATGAAAGATACAACTTTGACCTTGCATCAGAGAATTCATTGTTCATCGGAAATGATTTAGCCTCTGATGAAATCAAGTTTGATAACATAATCCTTTCTGATTACAGTGAGTCTAGAACTAACAGAGCTATTTCCATTGATGGTATAAGTGATCAGTTCAATGACCTGCCTCGTGCCACGGCTTTCTCTGATATTGCAGACTTCAATCTTGAAAAAATACGTGGTGGTAAGTTTTATATCATGGCATTTGATACCAGATTCTCTGGTGAAAAACAAATTCTTCAAATGAACCTTCTCCATGATGACAATCTTGGATATCTGGTTCCCTTTGGTAGAGTAGAAACAACCATTGATTTGGGAGAATTTGACTTCAATATCTCTGGTAGCACAGGCACAATTCGATTCGTACCTGCAAAATTCAGAAATAACAACTATGCGTTGAGAATATTCTCTCAACAAATGTTTATTGACACCGATACCACGGTAGGATTTGCTTCTACTAGTGTTGGTACTGGATATAAAATTATCTCTTCTGCAGCTGGTATCGGTTCAACAGATCCAGAGTCTGTTTGTGAAGTTGTTGCATTCAGTACAACCACAACAACCACATCCAAACTTCTTGTTCTTACTGAAGAACTTGGTGGTCAAGAGAGAAGTCAGTTAAACGAACTGGTTGTTCATCAAGATGGATCTGAGGCATATGTCCTTGAATATGGACAATTATTGAATGACAATATTTCAGTAACAAACTCTCCAAGTGTCGGATTAGGAACTTTTGGTGCAGATGTAAGATCTGGTATCACTAGTGTTTACTTCACTCCAGTTTCGGGTGTTGGTGTAACGATGAGAGTTCATCAAACAGCAATTGATTCTTCTGCAACTGGAATTGGTAGTACATCAGTTTCTTTGAATCAGATTCTGACCACCACCACTAATATTGCATCTACTGGAACTCCTCAAGCTACTAGAATCAGTGGATTTGGATCTGAAACATATCAAGCTGCAGATTGTCTCATTGAAATCAATGACACAACAAATAACAGAAGTGCAGTCACTCAAGTAACCTTAATTCATGACGGATCTAATATCTACTTCAGTGAGTTTGGTGCATTCGACACCTTCAATGGTTCTGGTATTGGAACAGTTGGTGTTGGATATTCTTCTACTTCAGGTGGTGATTTAGAACTCAGATTGACTCCACCTGCAAACACCGCAATTACCACAAAAGTATTCCAGTATAACTTCACTGAAACTGGAACAGGTGGTGTTGGTTTTGTTACCTTTACCAATTCTGAGATACGTTCTCAAGACGGAACATATACTGGAACCGAAAACGATGTTAAATTCTCATTCCCACTGAAACATAGTGGAGACTCGGTATTCCATAAAGTATTTGATGCTTCGGATGCTGGTGCAGTTGATGTCACTGCAAATACATTAATCATCAATAATCATTTCTTCACGACAGGTGAAGAACTTACTTATACTCCAACTGGTGCTGGTACGACAATGAGTATCGGTATCAATACCACATCCATTGTTGGTTTTGGAACTACAGATAAGTTACCATCTACCGTCTACGCAGTCAAGATTGCAGAGAACAAGTTCAGGGTAGCTGCAAGTGCGACAGACGCACTCTTGACTGTACCAAATATTCTTGACATCACTGCAGTTGGTGTTGGTACAACTCATGCGTTTACATCTAAGAACCTTGACTCTAAGATGTTGGTGACTCTGGATAATAACATCCAAAGTCCGATGATTGAGTCTCCAGTCAATTATGCACTTTCTTTTGATGTTGGAACAACCTCAGACTTTGTAACTATCTCTGGTATATCTTCCATATTCTCTGGAGATATCTTGAAGATTGGTGATGAATTTATGAAGGTTGATAGCGTTGGTATTGGTTCAACAAATCAACTCTTGATGAAGAGAGCTCAGTTGAATTCTGCGCTTGCAAATCATACTGCTGGCGCAACTGTCACTAAGTTTATTGGTAACTACAGAATCGTAGAAGACACAATCAACTTCACAGATGCACCTAAGGGTGAAAAGGGTCCAACTGGTTTGACCACTACTTCTACATTCGCTGCAAGAGCATTCACAAGAACAGGAACTAAGAACGGAACTCAAGATACTTATGCAAACAACTATGTGTTTGACAGTATTGAGAATCAGTTCACTGGGGTATCGACTTCATTCATATTGAAGTCTGGTGGCCAAAATGTCACTGGAATCGCAACAAATAACGGTGTTATTTTGATCAACGAAATCTTCCAGAACCCTGCAGCCCCAGATGATTACATCATTACCGAAACTGCAGGTATTACTTCGATTAGATTTACTGGTGCAGGTGTGTCGGTAACTTATGATGTCAACTCTTCCTCTATTCCTAGAGGTGGCGTTATCGTTTCTGTTGGTGAGACATCCTCCTTTGGTTATCAACCTCTCGTAGCTGCTGGTGGTACTGCAATTGTTTCTGCTGCAGGAACAGTTGAGTCTGTTTCCATTGGTAATAGTGGTTCTGGATATCGAGTCGGAGTTCAAACAAATATTCTGGTCAGAGCTATCAGTTCCTCTGGAATTACAACCATCGGTCGTGCAAATGTCACTGCAGGTCTTGTTACTTCTGTTACCATTACCAATGGTGGTTCTGGATTCAGTTCTGCAACTCCACCAACTCTTGAATTTGAACAACCACTCAATTATGAAAATATGAGACTGGTTGGAAGTTCAACTGGTATCGGTGCATCTGTATCGGTTCGTGTTGGATCTGCAACTAGTGTAATTAGTTTCACCATTACAAATTATGGATACAACTATAAGATTGGTGATACTTTAAGACTTGCTACCGATAACCAAGCAGGTATTCCAACAGACGCTTCTGCTGGATCTGCATTCAAGACATTTAGACTGACTGTTCAGGATGTCTTTAGAGACAGTTTCGGTGGTTGGTCGTTTGGTGAACTTGAAAAACTGAATACCTTCGAAGATGAATTTGATGGTGTTAAGAGAGCATTCGGTCTGACAAAGACTATCGGTGCGGCAGAAACACCAATCACTTTGAGATCTGGTAAAGGTTCTCCAATCAAGATCGAAGATAACGTGCTTATTTTCCTGAATGATATTCTTCAAGTTCCATCAGAAAGTTACAAGTTTGTAGGTGGTTCTAGAGTTGTATTCTCCGAAGCTCCTAAGTTTGGAGATAAGATAAGAATCTACTACTATCGTGGATCTGATAATGATGTGGTTGATGTTGATATTCTGGAAAATGTTAAGGTTGGAGATTCTCTGACACTTAATGAGTATCCAGAACTTGGAATTAAGGATGGTTTCCAACAGAATCCAAGAGTTGTTACTGGTATTACCACCACTGACAGCGTTTCTACCAATACATATATTGAAGCTGGTATCACCACCAATGCCACTATATCGAGACCTGTCACCTGGAGAAAACAAACTTCGGATGTAGTTGTTGATGGTTTTGAAATTGGTAAGGACAGAGCTCTTCTTGAAGCAGGTATTAGACCAAACTCACGCATCATCAATAACGTTTCTGCCGCTGCAACTGAGGTGTTTGTTGATACTGCAGTTCCATTGTTTGGTGAAATTGATGATCTTGGTGAAACCTTACAGAGTGTTCTTATCTTAGATCCTACGGAAAAAACGGGTGCAGCAGCCACTGCAATTGTCTCTGCCGCTGGAACTATTACCAGTTTCGTAATTTCTGATGGTGGTTCTGGATATACATCTGCACCTGCTGTTTCTATTGGTGTAACGGCTGGTATTGGAACAATCTTCGCTGGTATTGGAATCACAGTCAACACTAATGCAACCGCAGTTGCAGGTCTGTCTGGTGTAGGAACTGTTAACTCCTTGACTGTCACAAACGCTGGTGCTGGGTATACAAATACAACTCCACCAGTTGTATTGATTGAACCAGAAGCTTTCGGTAATGATCAACTCACGAGTATTAAATATGAAGGTGATTTTGGAATTATCAGTGGTGTTGGCACAACCTCTGTTGTTGGTGTTGCAACCACAGGATTGACATTTGATCTATTCATTCCTCTTGATTCTCCATTGAGATCCTCTTCAACAATGTCCACTCCTATCACATCTAGTGGTATTAAGACTGGTTATTACTTTGTTGTAACAGATTCTAATACTGGTGCGGGGGTAACTAGTGTATCAGGTAATACCACCGTTGGTATTGGAACATCATTTATTGATAACATCTATAAAGTCGCTGCTGTTGAAAACATCACAGGTAATGCATATGGATTCGGAACAACCACTTTGACAAGAGTCACAGTGAGTGTGATGTCTACTGAGGGTGTTGGCCTTGGAAACAGTGAGTTCTTCGGTAGATATTCCTGGGGTCGTTTGCACGACTTTGTTAAAGAAGGCACAACTGCATTCAATGTTATCAATACTGACGGTGTGGTTGGAATTCAAACTGGTCCAATCATCGTTAGAACCAGAGATTTGAAAGAGTCCTACATTTAACTATAAATAAACAAAAAGCGTAAAGTTTTTAAAAATGTCAGCTATTATAACTGATCAACTTCGTATTGTAAATTCTGGTAATTTTGTAGCTGGGGTTGCGTCTACTTCCAACAGTTATTATGTTTGGATCGGTTTGCCAAACGCAACCGAATTTGATGAAGATTGGAATGAGACTCCCCCAGCTCCAAAAGATTCTTTTAGTGAGGAGACTGATTATTGGGATACAATGATCGGATTGAAAAGAATCAATGCGGCAGATGTAACGAGAGTTGTAAGAAAATTAGATTGGACTTCTGGTACGACCTATGAAATGTATCGAAATGATTATTCAAGGTCAAATGTTTCACCAGTAACAAGTTCTACTAACTTGTATGATGCCAATTATTATGTGATGAACTCTGATTACAGAGTTTATGCTTGTCTGCAAAATGGTACAGACCCAGAAAACCCAGATGGAAGACCATCTCTTGACCAACCACTTTTCACGGATTTAGAACCTCGCTCTGCTGGTGGTTCTGGTGACGGATATATTTGGAAATACCTCTTTACAATCAAACCAAATGAACTGATTAAGTTTGATTCTACAAGTTTTATCCCTGTACCTAACAACTGGGAAACTTTGACGGATGTTGCGGCAGTAAGAAATAATGCAGCCACTAGTGGACAATTAAAAATTGTCACCATTAAAAATAGAGGTGTTGGATACGGTACTGCGACCACATATAACAATGTGCCAATCAAGGGTGATGGTGAGGGTGCAACTTGTTCCGTTGTTGTGAACGCTGCAGGTAAAATTAACTCTGTAGAAGTTACCAATGGTGGTTCTGATTACTCCTTTGGTAGTGTTGACCTAAATGCGGTTGGATTAACCAACCCATCTGGTTCGACCGATGCAGCTTTTAACGTAATTATTCCACCACAAGGTGGACATGGAGCAGATATCTACAGAGAACTGGGTGCAAATAGAGTTTTGATTTACTCTAGACTTGAAAATGATATTACAAACCCAGACTTTATCACTGGTAACCAGTTTGCAAGAATTGGTATTGTAAAGAATCCAGATGCTTATGGTTCTAGTAACAGACTGACTCTTGCTAGAGCTAGTGCAACTTATGCATTAAAACTGATTGGTGCTGGATCAACGCAAACCACTTTCCGTGCAGATGACCAGGTTACTCAAACAATTGGTATTGGTTCTACCGCTGTGGGTAGAACAATTAGTTGGGATTCCACAACTGGTGTATTAAAATATTGGCAAGATAGAAGACTTGCAGGATTCAATACAGATGGAACGGTGAATACTAGTCCAGAATATGGATTTAAATTATTCAGATTTAGTGCTGATCCAACCACTGGAGCAGGAACAACTGTTTTTGGTGGTTCCAACAATCTTAATATAGACACCAATTTTGGCACATCTGTTGCACCAGGTTTATCTACGTCAATAAATAATAGGACATACAACCTAGGTATGAGTTTCGTTAAGGGTGTTGCAAATCCTGAAGTTCAAAAATACAGTGGTGAAATTATCTACGTGGATAATAGAGCATCTGTGACTCGCAGCTCGCAACAAAAAGAAGACATTAAAATCGTACTGGAATTCTAAAGACTATGCCACAGGAAACTAATCTTAACGTAAGTCCTTATTTTGACGATTTTGATAAGGACAAGAACTTTAAAAAAGTTCTGTTCAAACCAGGTACTCCAGTACAGGCTAGAGAACTTTCTACCTTGCAGTCTATTCTGCAAGATCAAATTGAACAGTTTGGTGTTCACTTCTTCAAAGAAGGTTCCAAAGTAATTCCAGGTAACCTTACATATAATTCAAATTTTCAATGTATTCAGATTGAGTCAACATATTTGTCTGTTCCAGTTTCTTTATATCTGGAACAACTAGTAGATAAAAGAATTACTGGAGAAAGATCTGGTGTAACAGCACGAGTTATTTCTGTCCTTACTGAGGAGGAATCTGAAAGAGGAATTATCACTCTTTACCTTAACTATGAAAGTTCTTCTACTCTTGATAATGAATCGGAGACTTTCTTAGATGGAGAAAGTCTTATTACACTTTCTAATATTACATATGGATTGAGTGTAATTTCTACAAACGAACCTTTTGCAAATACGATTGCATCTGGAGCTAACCAAATAGGTAGTTCCATGTCTGTTGGTGAAGGTGTTTATTTTGCCAGAGGTACGTTCGTTCAAGTTCCTAATGAAACTCTGCTTCTAGATCAATACGCTCGGACTCCAACGTATAGAATTGGTTTTCAAGTATTAGAAGAAATTATTACTTCTAATGAGGATGAATCTCTTAATGACAATGCATCGGGATTTACAAACTTTGCGGCTCCTGGTGCAGATAGATTCAGAATTTCCTTAACGCTTGCAAAGAAAGATATTGATGATATTGTCGATCCAGACTTTATAGAAATTGCTCGTGTTGTACAAGGTTCACTTCAAACTTTTGTAAGAGAAACTAATTATAACCTAATTCGCGATGCGATGGC